TGAGTAACCCTAAAATGTTTAAGCAAGAGATAATATGGAAAAAAGATAACTTTGATAATCCTATGCAGGCAAAGCGTAGGCACTTGAATAAGTTAGAGAATATATCTTTATTTTATGGTAAGCAATGCACTTACAACCCTCAAGGTTTAATTGAGGTAAATAAAGTTACAAAGCAGGGAGGTACTGGGATTTTAAGTGATTCTAGGTTAGATAGAAAAAAACAGTATAAACAATCACATACAAATTACCCTATAAATTTATTAGAGTTTAAGAGGGATTTACCTCATGTTCACCCAACACAAAAGCCAGTAGCACTATTAGAGTATCTAGTTAAAACTTATACACTTGAAAATGAAACAGTTTTAGATTTTACAATGGGAAGTGGTAGTACAGGTGTAGCGTGTAAGAATTTAAATAGAAATTTCATCGGAATAGAGATGGATGATAAGTATTTTGATATAGCTAAAAATAGGATTGATAATGCCTGAACAAGTGGAATACGTGCTTAAATCCGATTATGATAAGCTTTTACGCATTTGCATGATCCAAGCTGAAGAAATCGCAGAAATGAAACAATTGGTTGAAGCTTTGGCGGAAAAGGTCATGATAAAAGAGTTATATGAGTAGCACCCCACAAGAATTAATGGATCTGGATAACCTGGACTTCCATATCCAAACCAGGAAGCTAGAAAATAGCCTTTTGGAATATACTAAGTGGTATTTTCCCACAATCAAGAAAGAACCCTTTATTGCATCCTGGCACCATAATGCTATTTGTAAGGTGCTAGAACAGGTATATAACGGCGATCTTACGCACGTTATCATTAACCTACCCCCTAGATACACAAAGACTGAATTAGTTGTTAAAGCTTTTATATCGTGGTGCATCCTAAAGAACCGAAAATCTAAGTTCCTTCATTTGTCATATTCGGACGATCTAGCACTGGATAACAGCTCCCAGGTTAAAGAATTGATCCTGGAAGACGCTTTTCAAGCTAAATGGGATATAGAGCTGAAGAAAGATTCACAATCTAAAAAGAAATGGTACACGTTAGAAGGCGGCGGCGTGTATGCAACCTCAACAGGTGGGCAAATTACAGGGTTTGGAGCAGGTTCACTTAATGAAGATGTATTTGAAGGCGCAATCATAATTGATGATCCTATTAAGCCTGAAGATGCCTCAAGTGACGTTATACGTTCAAGAATGAATGAAAGGTTCAACAACACAATCAAATCAAGAACCAACAGCAAGAAAACCCCCATTATAATCATTATGCAGCGATTACATGAAGATGATATGACAGGCTTTTTATTAGATGGTGGAAGTGAATTTGATTTCTTCCATTTAAACCTTCCAGCTATTAATGAAGATGGACCGAATGAATATGATCCACGGTTTAAGGGTGAAGCGCTATGGCCACGTAAACATGATGCCCTTCAGTTAAAAGCTATGGAAGCTAAATCAATCATGACTTATGCAGGGCAATACCAGCAAAGACCTGCGCCCGCTGAAGGTAACATCATAAAGAAAGAACAGATTAAGTTCTACATGGAATTACCTAAAACGATTAACTATAAAGCGCATTCATGGGATTTCACATTTAAGAAATCTAACAATTCAGATTATGTTGTTGGTCAAGTGTGGGGACGTACAAAAGATAGGCAAGATTTTTACCTTATTGACCTTATAAGGGATAAAATGTCATTCAATGAATCACTTGAAGCAATTAAGCACCTTGCAAAGAAACACCCTGATTATAATGCGGTCCTGGTGGAAGAAAAGGCAAATGGGGCGGCGATTATAGACAGTATTACCAGGGACGTTAACAGGGTAATACCTATCAACCCTGATGAATCTAAAGAAGCACGTTTTGAAGCTATGGCACCATTATTCTTTGGCGGCAATGTATATCTTCCCCACCCATCAATATGCCCATGGGTGAATATGCTTATAGATGAATTAATAACGTTCCCAAATAGTAAACACGATGATCAATGTGATTCAATGAGTCAAGCGCTTAACTTTTTAGATATGAAAGGTTCAGGCGATTTCCCTGAATATGATAGGGATAATCAACAAGATCCATACCGTGAATCATTTTTAAAGCGTCCACACAAAAAACGTGAATCACGTATTAAGGTTAGGACCTTTTAAAAGATCCCAGGCTTCTAAGTACTTGCTAAATTTATGATCTTTCTTATCGGTGTAAAATCTATTCGATATGGCGGTTATTTCATGTTGTGGGATAATATAGAAAAGGTGTTCAGGCATTATGTAAATAGCAAAGAAATTAACTTCTGAAGGCGTGTAAAGGGTTTTACTGTTATTACCTTTGGCGATTGTTGCCTTGTAGCGGTTTGGTTGTTCAACACCTCTTTTAAGTAGTAAGGAATTGCAGGTTTTCACCTGGATTTTTAAAGTTTGGACACTGTTATCAATGGCAACATCATAAGGACATATAGATGAATAAGGTAAAAGGGCAATATACCCTCTCTTTTTACAACCTAAAATAAATTCAAGCTCCCCAATATCACCAATATGTTTACTCATCAGTTAATTAGATAGGTAAGGTTCTAAGGTGTCAAATATTCCTTATACGGAATTTAGTATAAATAGTACTTATACGGAATTTAGTATATAGTTTCATCATCTGTAAAATAATTAAGCTCACCTTTTGGAGAGTAACCACAAGCCTTAATAAAATCATCCATGTATTCTAACAAATCACTAAGCGAGTCAACGTCATCAAGGTTAAACGTAATAGTGCTTACATCAAATTCATTTTCTAGTTTTGGTTTTTTGATAAATGTATAGTTACTCATTTACTCACCACCTTTCATTATCTTTTTACTCAAAATCTGTGCTCTATATTTATATCTCGATTCAACATGAGATACCGAGCAATCGTCTATAAACTCTTGTGCCTCTTTTAATAGAGCTTTGATGTTTCTGTTTTCGTGACTTAACTCGTCTATACGCTTAAAAAGTTTATCGTAGTTCTCTGCTTCTTCTTTTTTCAAGTACGTTTTCAGTCGTCTATATCTTTGCGTTAAAGCAAATAATGCATCACTCATCCCTCTAACTCCGTAATTGCCTTTGCTGTTGCGTGTGCTGCTGCTTGTTGGATTGTGGGCTTTTTTGAAAAATGTTCACATCCATATAAGCTATCGTAAAAACCCGCCGCTCGAGCGTCAGAATACGTAGACATGCAAAGATGAATTATATCAGACTCCAACTTATCCCAAACAGGTACAAGTGCGTCTAATGATTTTGTGTACACTTCTTTGAAGCTTCCATTGTGGTCCACCAGTCTACAGTATGGTTGCTTTTTATCCCAACTTGTTACAGTTTCTAGTCTGCTCCCCATAAACTCCGCAATGATTTTATTTACTTCTTCGTTAGTCATCTCATTCCTTTATTATTTTAAAACACGATAAGAAACCTTATAGTGTATTAGATTTAAAAATAAGGCGGGTGGGAATTGCACCCACTTAGCTATGTTACCCTTGACTACTCAACCACATTCATCAAGTTACCCTACAACTGCAATTCTCACCTTTAATTGGCGTGCTTACCGCCCAGTGACGAGACAACCCGTAAGTTTTATCACTAAAACTATCTCGCTTTCAGTTTCTAGCTATGTGTAGGTAATCATGTGCTTCACTGTCAGCACCGCCGCCCCTTTATTATTTCAATACATATACATACATTAACTTCTAATAATACAATTATGTATGTATACAAAATAAACCCAATTATTTCATATACTTGTTATAATACGTTCAAATACATAAACATACATTTAGCTATATTTGAGCAATAACTTCTAATTTATACATTCACTTAAATCTAATACACGATAAGAAATATTATCGACTATTGACCTTTTACCTTAACGCTTAAGACTTTAAGGTCACAAACCATATCAAGCTTATCTGTGAACCACCTAGTGTCTTGTAGGTTCTTGCAACCATTGAGGGTAACTTTTCTATGTATCCCGTCAATTGTTATATTTAATATAAGATCCATCATCCATCCTTTGTATTATTTCTCGTACTCAGATAATTCCGATTGAATCTTATTTAACCTAGAATTATTTGATTCAATCTCGTTCTCAAGCTTCCTGTTCTCAACTTCAATCTCATCTCTCTCTGTTTTTAAACATTCTATTTCGTAACTAAACTTACTCATCATCCATCCTTTATATTATCGACTATTAGCTCAAGCTTATCAGTGTCTTAGAATCAATATTCATATTCCTTATCTCTAAACATTTAACTTCATCTACAGGTATTCCATTCTCCTCCATACAGTCGATTATATGTTGCTTAGCTTCTTTTTTGTTTCTAGCAAATGAGTAAAGATCGCAACAATAACTATGTCCATAAACTATTATATATTTTATTTTCCTATCCATCATCCATCCTTTATAGTTTCGCCTATAGGCTAATTAAAATCATATTAATTTCGTAGCTAGGCTATAATTTATCACCTTTTTCAAGTGTAACAATAACCGTCTTTCTAACGTTGAACGTCAATTCATGTTCACTTAACCCCGATTTCCTTATTGCCTTAAATTTCTTAGATAATTGACCTCTTGGGATACCGTGAACAGTTGCCGCTTCTGATAAAGTTTTAAACCTTGTTCCATTTACTGTAATGCCTACACTTTTCTTTTTTCCAAACATAAATTTTCCACCTTTTCGATAGATTGAAGCTACACGAGTTTTGGTTAAAAGTATATAGACCTGGTAAAACATTCTTATTGCCAAAAACTTTTGGCACTTTCGGGGCATTTCCAACCATTTTTAATATTTAACCTTTTGTAAGTGGTTGGATTTTAGTTAGGTACGTACAAAAGCATATAATTTATTTAACAAAACAAAGGGGAAAATATGAAAACACTTATCATCTTAATAACGATTTTAACTTTGGTATCTTGTGAACAAGGCGGTGAATCAGGTTCTTCAAGTGCTGGTTCTTCTTCACCTAAAAACGTTAGTGATGTTGTTCAGAATGAACCTAGTGTGGTCCTGGACATACAAGATGGAACATACAAAACGGCTTGTTTCTTAGAAGGCGGCGAAACTGTTTATTATACAATTCAGATCAGCAATTATGAACTGACATTCAGTAAAACCGTTGCAACCAATTCCAACTGCAATGAAGGTATCAAATCAATCTTATCATCTAAATATGATGTTGTAGGTAACGAACTTGAATATGACGTTACGAATTATTATTACCTAAGTGTTTCAGGTGGCGATTATATTTGTAATGAATCAGGTCAACTAAGTGGGAACACTTATGATGTTTCAAACGTTAATTGTTCAGATGTTAACAACCATAAAAATTATGAAGTTACTCAAGATTCAAACGGTGATTGGCTTATTAACGGAAAAACTTTTACACTTTAATATTCCCCAAAACTGTTTTGAAGGATTAAAACAGTTCATTTCAAAACCTGCCAAATAACACGAGGCAGCATACCATTAAAATAAAAATTGTACATTTCCATCTATAAATTTTACAATTTGTTCCTTTAAGTATTTAATTAAAGTTGTGATGAACTTTTTAGGGGCAATAGATGGCTGAAGGCGATTTTCAAGAAAAATCTAACAATGAAGAAGTTAAAGCAAACTATACAGCCAAAGGGCTTTCTGGAACATTTGTAACTGGTAACATCATTCAAGATGATTACCTTAGTGAACTTATTGGTGTCGAAGGACAAAAACAATACGTTAAAATGTCAAAATCTGATGCACAAATCAGAAAGCTAATGCACGCAGTAAACAACCCAATTAAGTCAGCCGATTGGGCAATAGAACCTGCTTCAGATGAAAAAGTGGATATAGAGCAAGCCGCTTTAATGGAACAAATTCTTTTCAAAGATATTGAAGGCGGTTGGGCGGCAAAGCTTGATGAGATATTAACTTTTCCCTGGCAAGGTCATTCAGTATTTGAAATCATTCATAAAAATAGACAATCAAAAACATTTGGACCTTATACAGGTTTAGAAAATCTTGCCTGGAGAGATCAAACAACACTTACAAAGTGGGATTTCCAGAATGGAAGATTAAAGAGAGTATACCAGGAACAATCTGGTGAACTTGAAGTTAATGCTTGGTTAGAATCTGATACGTTATTAACTTTTTACAATGAGAAAAAGGGAAATGATAACGGATTTGCATTCCTTAGAATGTTATACGGAAATTACAAAAGAAAATTATTATATAAACAACTTCAAGCGATTGGAATGGAAAGGGCGGCAATAGCGGTTCCGCATTTGGAACTTCCACAAGGTGTTCCATATGATTCTGATGAAGCAACAAACGCTGAAAATCAATTAAGAGCTTTTACACTTGCTGAAACTGCTTACTTCATAACGCCATATGGTTATAAACTTAATTACAATAATACTGGTAATTTTGATCCTGCAAGGGCGCAAGTTGCTATAAAAGCGGAAAATGAAGAAATTGCAGGTTCACTTATTGGTATGTGGCTTGAAATGGGAATTGGTGGAAATTCAGGGAACCAGGCGGGAACTGGAATCAGCGCTGAATTCTTTAAAGATGGAATCGAGTATATAGCGGATAAGATTTCAAGTGCTATAAATTTAAGATTAATTCCAAACTTAATGGCTTTAAACTTTGGTGAAGTTGAAAACCTTCCAAAGCTTAGACATTCTGGAATAGCTGATGAAGCTGGAAAAGAATTAATGGAAATCGTAACAGGTTATTCAACTGCGGGAATCATAACACCTGATGAACCTTTAGAAGATCATATCAGAAAAACGCACAACCTTCCAAAGAAGGCTGAAGGTGAAATGCTAGAAAATAAAAAAGCTTCTGATGAAACCCCAGGTAAAGAAAAGCCTGAAGAAGCGCCTCAACCTAAAAAAGATGAAGAAGATAAAGAACTTTCTGAAAAAGATAATGTTATTGAGCTTGCTTCAAAGTCAACACCTAAAACTCTTATTGATGAACAAAGTGCTAAGACAAAAAGTGTTATTGTATCAGGTTTGGAATTTGTTAAAACCAAATACATTAAAGACGTGATGAACAAATACAAGCAATTACCTGATAATAAGAAACAAAACGCAACAACTAAAATAACTTTGGGCGGTGTTAAAGACTTAAACAAGAAGATTAAAAAGTCTTTAGTTGAAACAACTTTCAAAGCTATTGACCAGGCGAAAAGTGAAGTTCCATCTAGAAAAGATATTTCACTTAAAACAACTGAAGAAGATATGATTCGCCTAAACTTTAAAGGTGATGAAATTAAACTTAATGAGCAATCGAAATTGCCTACACATATGCAAATTTTACTTTCTAAGCAAGCGCAGTTAATGGCTGAAAATGCTTCCAATGAATTAAAGAAAAGAATAGATTTCAAGTTCAGCGGTATGGAAGTTAAAACAAATGCTGAAGATAGTATCAAGCAAGCTTTGGAAGATGAAGCGGATAAATACATTGATTCACCTGTTATAGGTGTTCAAGCAACAAACGCGAATGCATTGTTTGTTAATGAATCAAGAAATTCATTTTTCAATGATGAAGATGTAATTGATGAAATACATTCATTTACTTTTGTAAATATAGCACCTAAATCAGCGATTTGTAGGGAATTAGCAGGAACAACTTTTAAAACAAATGATGTTGATTCACTTAGATATTCGCCGCCGCTTCACCATAATTGTAAATCATACCTTAGAGCAAATTTAAAAGTTTCTAAGGGTGTTGATAAAATAGAAGTGTCGAGTTTATCGCCTAGCGCTGAAGCGAAAAAGAGTATAACGTTATGAAGTTTATAGCGTATAAGAAAAAACAAATGTGCTGCCCTATATGTCATGGAATGAAGGTGATAGAAACGGCAAAGGGTATAACAAAAAATTGCCCTGCGTGTAAAGGAAAAGGATTTCTATAATGGCTTTTTTAATTGATCAAATTAAAGAACAAAAAATACTTGAAATGGAAGTTAACGTTTCAGACTTTCTAGAGGAAAACAATATTTCAGAAGATTCTGTTATTTACAGATTGGCTTTTGATAAAACTGTTTTTACTGATGAAGTTGAAGTGCGTGAATATCTTAAAGACAAATTCTTTTTTGCTTCAGATTTAAATGAAGATGAAGAAGGTTTTCAAGCAATAGTTAATAATCCGAAACAAATGGATATTGAATCAGAAATAAGTGTTGAACTTAGGCGCGGAGTAACTGCATTCGCTGCGGATCTTATGCCACTTCCAACAATGGAGGAAATTCAATTTTCTGAAAAAGGTGATGTAAAGCTTGCTCATAAAATGGAAACATTTAATTTTAGTGAAGGGCTTCCACACATTATCGAAATTGCCAGGGTTGCTGAAGGTGAGCATCCTTCATATGGGCATTTAAAAATTACAAAAGAACATTTGTTATCAATGAAAAATAATTTTAAATCTGATGCCGCGGGTGTCGATTTGGCTGTTAATGAAGATCATCGGAAAAATGAGGCGTTCGGGTGGTTTAAAGATGTGTTTTTATCTTTTGATGAAAGCGTGTTATACGGTCAAGTTCAATGGAATAGAAAAGGTGTTCAAGCGTTAAGCGAAAAAGAATATCGTTATTTCAGCCCTGAATTTAGGTTTAATTACAAGCATCCACATACAGGAATAGAGCATGGGCCAACGCTTTTAGGCGGAGCATTGACAAATTATCCGTTCCTTAAAATGGAAGCTATCGTTGAATTAAACGTGAAACAAGAAAAACAAACTAAGGAAGTAAAAATGGAAAACAAAACTATTGAACTTTCAGTTCACAATGAGCAAATTGTTGACCTTAACAACAAGTTAACAACTGCTAACACTGAATTGACTGCAAAAAATGATGAGATTGTTTCTCTTAACGACAAGGTAACTAAGTTAGAAACTGAAATTGCTCAAGGTAAAAGAGAAGTAGCAAACAACAAACTTTTTGAAGCTGGTAAAATCAACGCTGCTCAACTTGTAGCACTTAATGAAGGGAAATCTTCTTTTGAAGTTCTTTCACTTAATGAAGTTATGACAACAGAAGCGAAGGGAACAGATGAAGTAAAAACTGAAACTGTTGAACTATCAAGCAAAGAAAAGCAAATGGCGGATTCATTAGGTTTAACACCTGAAGAATTTAAAGCTGGTAACTAATTAAAAGGAAGGTTTAATATGACTGCATTAGTTAAAGATGTAAACAGATGTGAAAAAGTAGGAAGAATTATTGCTTTTCCTGTTAAAGCTGGAGTGAATATTTTTCATAACGCTTTAGTAAAGATTGGCGCAGACGGTTTTCTTGCACCACAAGCGGCTGAAGCTGGAGCAGCTCACGCGGGTGTTGCTTATGAAGGTTGTGATAACAGCAATGGTGCTGATGGTGAAGTTCTTTGCCGTGTAGAAATGGGACAAGCTTTTGAAATGGAAGGCGCAGGATTTGTTGCGGCTGATATGCTTAAGCCAGTTTATGCTTCTGATGATAACACTGTTTCAGTTACTCAAGGTACAAATGAAATGGTTGTTGGTAAGATAATTGAAGTAATTTCTGCAACTAAAGTTCTTGTTCTTCAAAACAGACACGCAAGTAAATAAGGTAGGTAAATTATGAGTACATACGTAGGTAAAGATTTAGTAACGCTTAGAAAAGGTTTAAGCGCTGCATTTATTAAAGCATTTAACAACAGTGAAGATCCTAGTGATGTTATGCCGTTCATTATGCAAACTTCTTCTGATTGTGATAAAGAAGATTATGGTTGGCTTGGACAAGCTCCATCAATGGTTGAATGGGTTGACGAAAGACAACTTAAATCGCTTAACCAATTTGATTACCAAATCCCAAACAAAGATTATGAAGGTACTATCGCAGTTGATAGAAATGCAATCAAAGATGACAAGCTTGGAAATGTTAAAATCAGAATTGATGACCTTGCAAGAAAAGCAAGAATTCACCCAAGAAAACTAGCTATCGAAACAATTGAAGCTGGTGAAGTTGAACTTTGTTATGATGGGCAACCGTTCTTTTCTCTTTCACATGAAGAAGGAAAGTCTGGTGTTCAAGGTAACATTCAAACTGGTACAGGTGTTACGCTTGCTAACCTTAAAGCTGATATTGACGCGGCTGAAACTGCAATGCTTTCTTTTAAAGATGATACTGGTGAACCTTGGAATGAAGGTGAAGTTAAGTTAGGGATCATTTGTCACCCTACTCTTAAAAGAAAATTTGAAGAGTTAAACACTTTAGGTCAAATCAACAACAGCGATAATGGTATGAAGGGAAGAATTTCTCAAATTACTTATTCTTCAAGATTATCTGATGTTAATGATTACTATATTGCTGATATTTCAGAAGGTATGAAGCCTCTTATTAAGCAAGATAGACAAGCGCCAGAATTTAACGCCCTAGAAGGTGATTCTGAAGCTGGATTCATGAGAAAGAAATACCACTATGGTATTGATTACAGAGTTGGATTCGGTTACGGATTATGGCAAAAAATGATTAAGGTTACAAACTCTTAATTATATTTCGGGTGAAGGTGTAAAAACCTTCACCTTTTTCATTGGAGTGAAATTATGAAAAAGCAACTAAGAATTAAATTAAAACATCCCACAAGAAAAATGAGACTTGGAAGGCATGAAGTAACGCACATTGCAACAACTTTTGACCTTAATGAAGCTGAACTTTCTGAACTTGATAACAAAGGTCCTAAACATTGGATTGAAGTTAAAGAAGCAAAGAAAGCTGAAGTTAAAAAACCAAAGAAGAAAAAAGAAGAAAAATAACACTTAATACATAAGGGCGTTAAATGGACTTAATCAATTCACCAGGGCTTTTTGAAAGCAATGAAGGAAATCCTAAAGTTTGTTTGGATAGATTAAGAACATCACCAGCGAACACTGAAGAAACGCCCATATTTGTCACAATTGTTGACGGTGGAAGCGGGGGCGGCAGCTTGAAATGTTTAAATGATGTAATTGATTTGGTTGCTGGAACCCCCTACGTTTTAACATTTCCATCTATTTCTTCAATTTGCTCCGTTGAGTTTGAAAACACTGATGGGAAAAGAATTTATGTCGGGTATAATATTAATGGAAATATATTAACAATTTGTTCACGGCAAGACTTAAATAACATACAATATAAAGTAATAGGAGAATAATTATGAGTGACGGATTACCATTTTACGATCATATCGATCTAAACAAAAACGAAATTCAAGCGGCATCGTTTGAAAAACTTGCAACAGATCCAACAGGCGGCGATCTTTTTGAGGGGCGCTTTTGGTTGAACACAACGGACAACCTGGTTAAGGTTTACAGAAATTCAGAAATTAAAATTTTTGCATTTTTATCTGATCTAGTTGGCGGCGGGGCTTTTTCTCATGATGCTACAACAGGGATTCCAACGACAGGTTCAGGACCTTCAGGGGCTATTAAAGCGGGTGATACTTATTTTATTACTGTTGCTGGAACAATAGCTGGAATTGGTGGTGATGCTAATCTTGATGTAGGTGATTTACTTATTGCAATCGCTGATGGCGCGAACGCAGCAAATCAGTTTATCGGAAAACAAAGAAACTTAGATGATGCGGTTTTAGTAGGTGGAGAGGTAACAACAGTTTCACTTGTAGCAGCAACACCTTTAACAATTACTGCAACTAACTTTGCAGGAAATGTTTTAGATGCTGAAGTTTACAGAGCTGATGGAAGGCAAATTAATGTTAGAAAAACATTAGGTGCTGGAGCAAATCAAATCATTCTTAGAAGTAACCAGTCATTAACTGGCGTATCAGTTAGATTAATCGGATTGCTTAACTAATGAGTGAAATTTTCAATGCGCACATTGAAATGAATACCAATAGGATTACTGATCTTGGTGATCCTATAGCTACGCAAGACGCTGCCACAAAAAGTTATGTGGATAAAAGAAAACATATCTTTCAAATGTCTGGGAAGTTTGACTTATTTCCTAACAACAACTGGTCATGTTGGAGTGATCCAAGTTTTGGCTATAACCTGGAAGATTGGGACGTACAACTTGGAAGCGGAACAGAACCAACTATTGATTGGGACGCCATGGGGCTTTTATTTCCTAGCGGTGCAATTCTTAAAAATTTATTTATAAAATGCCGTGGAAATAATAATGACATTGATTCTATAGAAGTTTATGGTCGGGCGCACACGGCAGATTTATTGGCAGGTGATCCGATTGATTCGGGCGCTGAAGTTGGTGCGGTTGAAGTTTTTCCTGTAACAACTATTGATTTAGATTCAGGGCTTGCTTCAGCAAACGATGTAAGGGGCTTTGAAATAAGTTTAAATGATTTCACTTTCGCAAACGCAGGGGATTTTCATTTAAACATGAGGGCCGCGCCTTTTTCGTTATCACAAAACAGACAATTAAGATGTACTCTATTTATAGAATACGTATTGCCAGAGGACTTTAATTCATGAGTATAGGCGAAGGATACATTCAAAACGCACATGGCGAAATAGTCAAACCTACGGATTTGAAAGTTCATAGGGTGATGGATAAAAGCCTAGATGCTTTGTATAGCGATTTTACTATTTTGGGATTTAGAAAAATATCTCCTAACTATTCCAGGGGGCGTAAAAGTAAAGCGACTTACAAATGTATTGAATTCGATGAAATAGTTGCGGAAAAGATATTTGAAGATAGTTTTGATGTAAATGGTAATTTTGATGGCATTATGTCGACAGTAAACCTATATGATGAAGCTGGTAATATTGGCGCAACTAAAACTGAAAAATGCGTTGAATTTAATCCGATTGAAGCTGAAACGCACATGAGGCAAAGACGTGCTAGGCAAATGGATTTTCTTAAAGTTGGGGCAAGGGGCACGGAACTCGAACCAATTCTTTCCGCAATCCTTTCAAGATACTATGAGGCAAAAGAGCAATATGTAAATGATGGTGTTGATACACTTTACGACATTATTGAAGGTGAGACAGATCCGACATTTTTAGCTTACCTGGCAATTGAAGTTCCAAGGCTTGACGGACTAGGAATGATTACAGTTAAAGACTCAATTTATTACCAGATAGGGAAAATTGAACTATGATACATTATTGCGGAACATCAACATTGCCAAAATGGTTAAATAAGTTTTTAAGCTTTTTTCACAATGAAGCTTGCCGCAGACACGATTATCAATATGAATCAAAAACCAAAAGAATTATAGCTGATTTAAACTTTCTAAGGAATATGCTTTGGAACGGTTTAAAGAATTTATTAATGGGAA